TTGCTCGCCGGCTCGAGCGCATGTGCGGCGAAGGGCCGGCTCGATGAGCTGATCGACGGATTTTCCGCGCGCGAGCTCGAAACGCTGCTCGCCGATTGGGAGTTCTGCGCGCGCGAGGATCAATGGCCGCCCTTGCTGGCGCCGGGCGGCGAGCCCTGGCGGGTCTGGCTGATATTGGGCGGACGCGGCGCCGGCAAGACGCGCGCCGGCGCCGAATGGGTGCGCGCCATCGCGCGCGGCCGGCCCCAATTTGCGACGCGACCCTTGTCGCCGATCGCGCTCGTCGGCGAGAGCGCCGCGCATGTGCGCGATGTGATGATCGAAGGCGTCTCTGGAATACTCGCCGCGCATCCGCGCAGCGAGCGGCCCTTGTGGGAGCCATCGCGCAAGCGGCTCACTTTCGACAATGGCGTCGTCGCGCAGGCTTTCTCGGCCGAAGATCCCGAGAGTCTGCGCGGCCCGCAATTTTCCGCCGCCTGGTGCGACGAGCTGGCGAAATGGCGCTATGCCGACGAGAGCTGGGACATGCTGCAATTCGGGCTGAGATTGGGCGAATGGCCGCGCCAGCTCGTCACCACCACGCCGCGCCCCATTCCTTTGCTGAAGCGCCTGCTGAGCGAAGACGGCGTCGTGACGACGCGCGCGACGACGCGGCAGAACGCCGCCAATCTCGCGCCATCCTTTCTCGAGAGCGTCGTCGCGCAATATGCCGGCACGCGATTGGGACGTCAGGAGCTCGACGGCGACATTGTCGAAGAGCGCGCCGACGCTCTGTGGTCGCGCGACATGTTGGAGAGCGTCCGCGTCACCGAGGCGCCGCGGTTCGAGCGCATCGTCGTCGCGGTCGACCCGCCCGCCTCCTCGACCAGGCGCGCCGATCGCTGCGGCATTGTCGCGGCGGGGACGGCGAACGGCATCGTGTTCGTGCTCGAGGATGCGACGCTCGAGGCGGCGCGTCCAGCGCAATGGGCGCGCGTCGCGGTGGCGCTCTATCACAGGCTCGAAGCCGACGCGCTGATCGCCGAAGTCAATCAGGGCGGCGAGATGGTGCGCGCCGTCATTCACGAAGCCGATCCGTCCGTTCCTGTGAAAGAGGCGCGCGCGACGCGCGGCAAATATTTGCGCGCGGCGCCGGTCGCGCAGCTCTATGAGCAGGGCCGCGTGCGCCATGTCGGCGCCTTTCCGGCGCTGGAAGACGAAATGTGCGATTTCGGAACGAACGGACTATCGTCGGGACGCAGTCCCGATCGGCTGGATGCGCTGGTGTGGGCGGTGACCGCGCTGGCCTTGACGCCGCGCGCGGCCGCGCCGCGTATGCGGCGAGTATAAGTCTGAATTCGCTTCTTCGAACGCGTAAGTCGCCTTCCTTCCCCGCTCGCCGAGCGGAGGGGGCTCTTCCTCGAATGTCGAAGCTCTTTCGCTTTGCGTCGCGGCGAGGCAGCATAGCCCGCTTCGCTCGACCATTGATTTCGCCCTCTCGTTCATGGAGAAAAATCATGACTGACGCTGTCAAGAAACTCAAAGATCTGGGAGACGGGAGCTATGCCGATGTCGTCTCCACCGTCGATTGGCCCGGCCAATGGGATTATCTGGAAAACACCTATTCTGGAACGAATCTGACGCAGACGGTCTATAAGATCGGCGGCTCGGGCGGAACGATCATCGGCACGCTGACGATGACCTATGACGCTTCCGGCAATCTCCTCACCGTGACGCGGAGCTGACGACATGGCTTGGCGACTGAATCCCTTTTCGGGAAAGATCGATTTCGCCGCGGAGGACCGCATCGTCGTGGCGGCGAACAACCCCCAGAAGCTGATGGACATCGGCTTGGACAATGTCGAAGCCGGCGCGCCTCCTTATCGCCTGCACTATTACGCCGCGCAGGTGGACGACGGCCCCGGCTCCGTCGACCCGCGCACATATTGGATTCACGATCTGATCTGGGGTTGGAACACCAATCCCGGCGGAGCGCGAATTCTTTCGGGCGAGCCTGCGTGGTATCTGCATCTCGAGTCGAAGTTCCGGCTCGGCCCTGGGCAAAATCCGTTCCAGAGCGAATTTCATCTCGCGATGACGACGCTCGGCGATCAGGTCCTCCGGCCGATCACGGTCGGCTGCGCGCATGACGGGTCGTATATCGCCCATGGCTTTCTGACCGACAGGATGCGATGGAGCCGGCACGACGACAGCATGATCATGCTGCTCGATGCGGGGCCGGGCGGAAAGGCGAACTGGCACTGGACCGATGTGTTCGTGACGGTCGGCTACAATGATGCGCCGTTCATGTATCAGATCAAGAACGGCGGCGGCGTCCGCGCTCTTCCCTATTACGACGGCGACAACGTCTATCAAATCGAAGGCCCGATCAAAATATCTGCGCTGTCGTCGCCTGCGACCGGCGCGGTCCTGTACAGCTTCGTCGCGCAGGAGCCGATGACCGCCGCATGGCTGCTGAACGGCTATCCCGTCACCGGCAAGGTGTGGGGATTGAAACATCAATTCAACTCGACGCTCGAGGCCTGCGAGCTGCTCGAGCAACAGAATGCGAGCGCGACTGCTCATGCGGTGAAGCAGTTGCAGACGGCAGGAGCCGGCTCCGGCGACCCGTTCACGCGCTATACGGTCGCCGGCATCGTCGACTGGTCGACGGGAATCGACAATTCCGACGGCGATAAATTCAAAATCTCGCGCTCCAGCACGCTCGGCTCCGCCGACGTCGTCCAGAGCGATGGGACGACATTCGACTTCCTCGCGCCGCCGAAGCTGCCGAGCTTTGCAGTAGCGGCGTTGCCGTCCGCGGCGACGATAGGCGCCGGCGCCTGCGCATTCGCGACCGATCTCGACGGCGCGGCCTTCGCCTATGGCGCGGCGGCGGTCGGCGGCGGCTCGCGCGGCGGCAAGGTGTTCTCCGACGGCTCGATCTGGCGCGAGGGCTGACGCGAGGAGCGCGACGCCCCTCTCGCATCTCGATCGCGACGCCCAGACCCGTTTTTCCGCCAGGGCGGGTGCGAGCGCGTCGCGAGGGGGCTCGCCTCGCGACGCGCTCGAATCGCGCCGAAATTTCCCGAGCCGATCGATCGGACATCGTCATGGCCAATTTCCTCTCACGCCTGTTCGGCGCGAGCGCCTCCGCTCGCACGCGCGAAGAAAAGGCCTCGCGCGCCGCCGCTACGCTCACACTGCATTCCATCGGCGCGCCGCAATGGACCGCACGCAATAATGTCGCGCTCACTCGCGCGGGTTATGAGCGCAACGCCGTCTGCTATCGCGCCGTGCGCATGGTGGCGGAAGGCTGCGCCTCCATTCCCTGGCTCGCCTATGAAGGGCGCGTCGAAAGTCCCGAGCATCCGCTGCTGCGGCTGATCGAGCGGCCGAACCCGAGCGACACGAGCGTCTCCTTCATCGAGGCGCTCGTCTCCAATCTTCTGCTCTATGGAAACGCCTATGTGGAAGGCGCTTTCGTCGACGGTCTGCTGCGGGAGGCCTATTGCCTGCGCCCCGATCGCATGAGCGTCGTCGCCGGACGCAATGGCTGGCCCGCGGCCTATGTCTATTCCGCCGGCGGCGAGGGCGTGCGCTATGAGATACAGGGGCGCGGCATAGAGCCGATCCTGCATATTCGTCTGTTCAATCCGCTCGACGATATCTATGGCTTTGCGCCGCTCGCCGCCGCGCAGACGGCGCTCGACACGCACAATGCCGCGAGCTTCTGGAACAAGGCGCTGCTCGACAATAGCGCGCGGCCCTCCGGCGCGCTGGTCTATGCGGGACCGGACGGCGCGCATTTGACCGACGAGCAATTCGAGCGCTTGAAGCAGGAACTCGAGGAGAATTTCTCCGGCGCCGTCAACGCCGGCCGCCCGCTGCTGCTGGAAGGCGGGCTCGATTGGAAGGCGCTGTCGCTCTCGCCCAAGGACATGGATTTTTCCGAGACGAAAGCCTCCGCCGCGCGGGAGATCGCGCTCGCCTTCGGCGTGCCGCCGTTGCTGATCGGCCTGCCGGGCGACAATACATTCCGCAATTACGAGGAAGCCAATCGCGCCTTCTGGCGCCAGACGATCATTCCGCTCGCGCAGCGATTGCAGAAGGCGTTTCACGCCTGGGCGCAGCCGGGCTTCTCGCCCTTCCGCCTCGATTACGACGCCGACCGCATCGACGCTTTGGCCAAAGAGCGCGCGCTCGAATGGAGCCGCATCGGAGGCGCCACCTTTCTCACGGTCGACGAGCAGCGCGAAGCGGCGGGCTATGGCCTGATGGGCAAGCGCGCGAAATATTCGGCGGATCAGCCGCGCATCGCCGCCGGATCGCCGGAAGGCGGGCAGTGGACGAGCGGCGACGGGAGTGGCGGCGATCTCGCGCAGATAGCGCTGAACACGATCGCCGGCGTGGTGAGCGATGCGGGCGCGCTGTTTTCGCAGATCGCCGATTTTATCGATCTGCGGGACGAGGAGGCGAACGGCGGACACGCCATCAGCGAGCATGTCGGCAAGAGCGAAGATTATCTGTTGCGTCGTGTTCAAAGCATGCGTTTCGACTGGGGGCCGTTCAGCGCGACGCCGCGCGTCGGCTCCTTCCCTTCGCTAGAGGCGGCGCAAAAGCTGATCAATTCGACAATTGCGCAAAACAAGGACATCGTCGATCTTGTTGCGAGCGGCGAACTCGGTGTCACGGAAGCCAAACGAATCAATGCCTGGTTCGATTCGCCGACAGGCAGAGAGGGCTATGTCCCGAGCGCACGGGGACAGCCGGACATTCGCGACACATGGGATGTTGCCGTCGTCGTGAGGCACGATGTAACATCGCCGCGTGGATATCGAGTGCTAACCGCTTTCCCCGCCAACCCGTAGAGCACAAACATGACGAGCCCGGACGCATTCAACGAGATTGCGAACTCGTTTCACCAAGACACGTATCTGTTTCACAAGTCGTTAGACAGCGCGATCCGTGGGAGCATCGCCGAGTTGACGCCGACGCAGATGCTCATCGCGAAGAATTATCTCGACGAGTTGTTGAGTGGAAAATACAGTCGCGAGCAGCTCATCGACATTTGGCTGAAGAGCCCCGCCGGATCCGGCGGCTTCGGCATGCCGGACCCTCCCGAAGGGTTTTTGAACAAAATACGCGCCGCGCTCGAATTCTCGATCGCGTCGCGCGAAACAGAATAGGTCATCCGAGAGGTTCCCGAAAGCACCCGGGCTTCAGGAATAAGCCGCCGCTCCGGAATTTTCGCGCAGGCGCGTATGGGCTCCCGCACGAGAGATCGCCCTCGCCTTCGGCGTGCCGCCGCTGCTGATCGGCCTGCCGGGCGACAACACCTTCCGCAATTACGAGGAAGCCAATCGCGCCTTCTGGCGCCAGACGATCATTCCGCTCGTGCAGCGCTTGCAAAAGGCGTTTCACGCCTGGGCGCAGCCGGGCTTTTCGCCCTTCCGTCTCGATTACGACGCCGACCGCATCGATGATCTCGCGAAGGAGCGCATCGCGTTCAGCGTCGCTGCATCGACAAAGAGCTCGAGCTTTGAACGTATCCCGGCGTAACGACCGCTCGCGCGAGTGGCCGGCGCGTCTTCGCGTCTGAAAGGCGCCCCATGTCCGAGATCGTCACCTCAATCATCGAGCGCGGCGATCTCGCCCATCTCGCGCTCTTCCTCTGGGCGAGCGCCGCCACTCTGTTCGCGCTGCGCGCCTTGCGCGAGCTCGGACGATCCACGCGGCGGCTCGACGCCTTCGTGCGCGAGCTCGCGCGCTTCAACCGCCGTTATGGGAGCGACTGAATGAGTGTGTCTGTCTTGCCTCTCCGCTTCGCGAAACGTCGCGCGCCGCGCAAGCCGCCGCGCCTCGAGCCCGAAATCGTGTTCAAGACTTTTGTGCGCGCATTGCAGCGCCTGCGTGAGCCGCCTCATGGCGGCGGCCCTGCCGCAATCGGCGCGGCGCGGGAGAAAGCCTGATGGACCGAGCACTGAAGCGCGACATTCACATAGCGCGCCCTCGGCTCGAGACGAAGCGCGCGCCGCTTCCCGCAGTGATCCGCGCCGATGGCGCATTCGAAGGCTACGCGAGTCTTTTCGGCCTGCGCGACACTTGCGGCGATATCGTCGAGCGCGGCGCCTTCGCCGCGAGCTTGCAGCGAAGCGGCGCGGAAGGGGTGAAGCTGCTCTGGCAGCACCGCGCCGAGGAGCCGATCGGCGTTTGGACGGAGATCGTCGAAGACGCGCGCGGCCTCAAAGTGCGCGGTCGACTCGATCTTTCCGTTGCGCGGGCGCGCGAGGCGCTATCGCTGATCGGCGCCGGCGCGCTCGACGGACTTTCGATCGGCTTTCGCACGCTGCGTGCGGCGAATGACCCCAAGAGCGGCGCACGGCGATTGCTCGAGCTCGATCTCATCGAGATATCGATCGTCACCTTTCCTGCGTTGCCGCAGGCGCGTATCGGCGCCGCGGCCGCGCCTTCCGCCGCAGAGCCACGCGATGCTGCTGCGGCGTTCGCCCAAAAGCTCGCGCGCCTGCGCATGTCGAGCGCCGCGCAGAGCTTCGAGACGAAGCTGCGCCGCGCCGCGCTCGCGCTAGAGCGCCGCTCCGTGCGAGCCGGCGCTCATCCCCGAGCGACAGCCGACGCCTCGTCACTGCCCGTCTGAACGCCATCGCCGCGCGCTAATCGCCTCGCTTTGCCACTCGGCGCCGGACTGCCCGCGCATTCTGCGCGGCGCATCCCCGCGTCTTCCTGCCCGAAAGAAGAGGTCCCCTTCAATGTCGTCTCTCGAAACCAAGACGCTCTCCGGCGAGGAGGCGCTCGCCGATCTCCATCGCGCCTTCACCGCTTTCAAGGATACGAATGAAGAGCGCCTCGCGCAGATCGAGACGCGAATGGGCGTCGATGCGCTCACGGAAGAAAAATTGCAGCGAATCGATCGCGCGATCGACGAGACCAAGCGGCGCATCGATCGCGTGGCGCTCGATCTCTCGCGTCCGCGCCTCGGCGCTTCGGCGAGTGACGACGCGCCGGCGCGCGAGCACAAATCCGCATTCGCGCTCTATATGCGCAGCGGCGAAGCGGTCGGCCTGAAGGCGCTCGAATCGAAGGCGCTTTCGGCGGGCTCCGGCCCCGATGGCGGCTATCTCGTGCCGACGCCGGCGGAGCAGGAGATTTTGCGTCGCCTCACGCGCCTCTCGCCCATTCGCGCCATCGCCAGCGTGCGCGAGATTTCGACGCATTCGCTGCGCAAGGCCTATTCGACGCAGGGGCCGGCCTCCGGCTGGGTGGCGGAGGCCGATCCGCGACCGCAGACCAGCAGCCAGCAGATCGTCGATCTCACTTTTCCGGCGATGGAGCTCTACGCTATGCCGGCGGCGACGCAGACATTGCTCGACGATTCCGCCATCGATGTGGAGCAATGGATCGCCGAGGAGGTGCAGACGGTTTTCGCCGAGCAGGAAGGCGCGGCTTTCGTGAGCGGCAATGGAACCGATAAGCCGAAAGGCTTTCTCGCCTATACGACGGTGGCGGACGCTAGCTGGACGTCGGGCAATATCGGCTATGTGGCGACGGGCGTCTCCGGCGGTTTCGCGGCGAGCAATCCGTCGGACGCTCTGTTCAATCTCGTCTATGCGCTGCGCGCCGGATATCGGCAGAATGGCAAATTCGTGCTCAATCGTCAGACCCAATCGACGATTCGCAAATTCAAGTCGTCGACCGGCGAATATCTCTGGGCGCCGCCCGCAACGCTCGATCAGCCGGCGTCGCTGCTGAATTTCCCGGTGGTCGAGGCCGAGGACATGCCCAATGTCGGCGCCGATAGTCTCTCCGTCGCTTTCGGCGATTTCGCGCGCGGCTATCTCGTCGTCGATCGGCTCGGCGTGCGCGTGCTGCGCGATCCTTATTCCGCCAAGCCCTATGTGCTCTTTTATACGACGAAGCGCGTCGGCGGCGGCGTGCAGGATTTCGAGGCCATCAAGCTCTTGAAATTCGGCGCCGCCTGAGGGTGTGACCGGCGCAATAGCGGGCGGCGAGCCGATCTCGCCGCTCGTATCTCGCGTCGTCGCCAATCAGGCATGGGACAAAGACATGATTCCCGATCTTCTCACAGGGCCGGGGTCGGAGCCCGTTTCGCTCGACGAGGTCAAAGCTTGGCTTCGGCTCGATTCCAGCGACGAAGACCAGCTGTTGTCGACGCTGATCGTCTCGGCGCGCATGACGCTAGAAGCCTATACGCGGCGCTTCTTCGTGACGCAGCGTTGGCGAATGCGGCTCGACGCCTGGCCGGCGCAGACGCTGCGCCGTCGGACCTTGGCCATTCCATTCGCGCCTCTCTCGGCCGTGTCGGATATTCGCGTCTATGATTCATCCAATGTCGCGCAGACCGTCTCCCGCGAATCCTATCGTGCGGCGCCGACGCGCGAGGCCGGGCGGCTGGTGTTCCTCGAGCCGCCAGCGGAGCCGGGGCGCGCCTATGACGGAATCGAGATCGACATCGATGTGGGATATGGCGAAAGCGCCACGGATACGCCCGAGTCTTTGCGTCGCGCCATTCTGGCGCTCGTCGCGCACTGGCACGAAAATCGTGGAGACGCGGCGGAGACGGGCGCGGCTCTGCCGACGATCGTCCTGGCCTTGGCCAAGCCGTTTCGACGCGAGCGGCTGACATGAGCGCGCCGAAGATCGGCGAGTTGCGCCTGCGCATGGGCCTCGAAGCGCCGGTCGACACGCCGGACGACAGCGGCGCGATGACGCGCAGCTATGTGACGATCGCCGACGTCTGGACGAAATTGACGCCGCTCTCCGGCGAAGCGCGCTTCGTCGAGGAGAGGCAGGAGCAAGCGCTCGAATGGCTAGCGCAGCTCCGGTGGCGCGCCGATGTGGCGAGCGAGATGCGGCTCGTCGCCGGCGCGCGCAGGCTGCGCGTCCTAGCCGTCTATGATCCGGACGGACGGCGCCGCTTTCTGTGGTGCCGCTGCGAGGAGATCGCATGAGGGGACCCGAATGAGCCGATCGCCGATCATCGTTCTGCGCCGCGTGATTCGCGCCTGCCTGGCGAGCGACGCCACTCTCGTCGCAGCGCTCGGCGGCGCGAAAATCTACGACGAGGCGCCGCGCGGCGCCGAAGCTCCCTATCTGCTGTTCGCCGAGGCGTCACTGCGCGACTGGTCGACCACCGGCAGTCGTGGAGCCGAGCAAATCTTTACTGTCTCGGTCGTCTCGATCGAGCGTGGCGTGGCGCAGGCGCTCACGATCGGCGAGCAGATCGTCGCGCTGCTCGACGAGGCGCCGCTCATTCTCGATGGGCATCATCTCGTCGATCTGCGTCATCAGGCGAGCGAGACGCGGCGTGAGCGCAATGGTCGCTTCGCGCGGATCGATCTGCGCTTTCGCGCGACCACCGAATCTCTCTAGCCTCAACGATAGATATTCTGGAGCCATCGCATGTCCGCACAAAAGGGCAAAGATCTGCTTTTGAAGGTCGATGACGGCAGTGGAGCCTTCATTTCCGTCGCCGGCCTGCGCACGCGGCGACTTTCGCTGAACGCCGAGGCCGTCGATGTCACCGACGCGGAATCGAGCGGACGCTGGCGTGAATTGCTGGACGGCGCCGGCGTGAAGCGCGCGAGCCTCGCCGGGACCGGAATTTTCAAGGATCAGGCTTCGGACGGTCTCATTCGGCAGCTCTTCTTCGACGGCGTGCTGCGCCAATGGAAACTCGTGGTCCCCGATTTCGGCGTCATGACGGGTTCGTTCCAAATCACGAGCCTCGACTATCGCGGCGAACACAATGCCGAAATGACCTTCGACATCGCGCTCGAATCCGCGAGCGCGATCTCTTTCACGCCGGCGTGAGGCTCTCTTCATGGCCAATCGGAAACGCGGCGACGTCGAGGCGACGCTGGACGGAGAGACCTATCGTCTCTGCCTCACGCTCGGAGCGCTCGCCGAGCTAGAGAGCGGGCTCGGCGTCGACGATCTCGTCGCGCTCGCGGAACGTTTCGAAGCGCGCCGCCTTTCGGCGCGTGATCTCATTCGCGTCATCGGATGCGGATTGCGCGGCGCAGGATATGAAATGAGCGACGACGAAGTCGCGCGCATGACCGTCGCCGCGGGGCTCGGCGATTATGTGAAAATCGTCGCAAATCTATTGGCCGCGACTTTCGGAGATGGCGGCGACGCAAACCCTCCGCCGCCGCGGGACACGAGCGGATGAGGCCTCAGCCCTTTCCTTGGGCGCGGGCCATGGCCTTCGGTCTCGGCGTGCTGCGCCTCGCGCCGCGCGACTTCTGGGCGATGACGCCGCGTGAATTGGCCTGTGCGGCCGAAGGCGTCTATGGCCGCGCTGTCGGCGCGCCGTCGCGCGACGCTTTGATGGCGCTGATGCGCGCGTTTCCTGATGGAGACGAAAAGTGACCGATTCGACCAGCAACGAAAATGGCGTGCAACTCTCCTTCGATCCGTCCTTTCATGCGCTCGATCTGAAGACGACGAAAGCGCTGCTGCAAGACATAAATGTCGCCGCCGCCACGGCGACGAAGACATTGTCCAGCGGGCTCGCCGGCGCGGCGGCGAATGGCAAGAGCTTCGACGCGACGCTCGCTTCCATCGCGCGCTCGCTCGCCGAACTCGGCGTCGACGCAGGAACGCAGGCGTTGACGCAAGGCCTGACGAGCGGACTGAGCAGATTGCTGTCGGGCGCCTTCGGGACGGGAGGCGGCGCTTCGGTGGCGCCATTCGCAGAGGGCGGCGTCGTCGCCAGTCCGACATTCTTCGGCGCGAATGGGGCCGTCGGACTCATGGGCGAGCGCGGGGCCGAGGCGATCATGCCGCTGGCGCGCGGGCCGGATGGACGGCTCGGCGTGTCGATGCAAGGCGCGCAACAATCCGTCGCCGTGACTGTCAATATCGCTGCGCAGGACGTTGACAGCTTTCGGCGTTCCGAAGGGCAGATCACCGCGGCTTTGGCGCGCGCGGTGGCGCGTGGCCGGCGCAATATTTGAGGATGAGGCGCCATGACGGATTTTCACGAGACGCGCTTTCCGCTGGACATATCGCTGAATGGACGCGGGGGGCCGGAACGCCGTACCGATGTGGTCACGCTCGGCTCCAATCGTGAGTCGCGCAATGCGCGATGGGCGCACTCGCGCCGACGTTACGAGGCAGGCTATGGGGTAAAATCGCTGGCGCAGCTCGCCGCGGTGATCGAATTCTTCGAGGAGCGGCGCGGTCGGCTGTTCGGCTTTCGCTGGCGTGATCGCGCCGATTTTTCCTCCGCGCGATCGGGCGGAGCGGTTTCGGCGAGCGATCAGACGCTCGGCGTCGGCGATGGCGCACGCACGCAATTTCAGCTGCTCAAGACCTATGGCGAGAGCTTCGCGCCTTATGCGCGCGTCATCGCCAAGCCGGTCGCAGACAGCGTTCGCGTCGCCGTCTCCGGCGTCGAAAAGACGTGCGGCGTCGATTTCGGCGTCGATACGACGAGCGGCGTCGTGACCTTCGCGCCTTCGGCGGCTCCGCCGACAGGAGCCGCGGTGACGGCGGGCTTTCTCTTCGATGTGCCCGCGCGATTCGATGCGGACTATCTCGAAATCGACGTCTCCTCCTTCGAGGCCGGCGCGATTCCGAAAATTCCGATCATCGAAATCGTTCCTTGAACGAAAGGAGCCTTCATGCGTTCGCCCTCGACCGCCATGCGGGAGTGTCTCGACGCTTCGGCTTCGACCTTCTGCAATTGCTGGCGCCTCGCGCGCAAGGATGGGACGATCGAGGGATTTACCGATCATGATCGCGATCTTTCATTCGGCGGCGTGACCTATCGCGCCGCGTCCGGCCTCACGGCGACGCAAATCGAGGCGAGCGTTGGTCTCGTGGTCGGGAGCGGCGAGGTGGTCGGCGCATTGCAATCGGACGGTCTTTGCGAGTGCGATCTGGCGGGCGGGCTCTATGACGGCGCAGGTGTGGAGATATGGCTCGTCGATTGGCGCGACGCCGACAATCGACTGCTTCTCGATGCGACCACGATCGGCGAGGTCACGCGCAGCGAATTCGCCTTCCGCGCCGAATTGCGGTCGCTCGCGCATCTCTTCGACGAGACGCGCGGCGAAAGCTTCCAGCGCGGTTGTTCCGCCGATCTCGGCGACGCGCGTTGCAAGGTCGATCTCGGCGCTGCGTCGTTTCACACGACGGGCGTCGTGCTGGCGCTCGCTCATCTGGCGCTCGCTCATGGCGCGATCATCGCGGGCCTGGAGAGCGAATTCGCCGATGAGTTTTTCACCGGCGGCTCGCTGACTTTCACGAGCGGCGCCAATGCCGGCGCGCGCGTCACGGTAAAGTCGCATCGGCGCTCTGGCGAAAACGCCGGGATAGCCTTGTGGTCCCGCCTCGCGGGGCCCGTCGCTTCGGGCGATACTTTCGCGATCGTGGCGGGATGCGACAAGAGTGCGGCGAGCTGCGAGCGGAAATTTTCCAATATCGTCAATTTTCGCGGCTTTCCGCATATCCCGGGCAATGATGTGGTGATGTCTTATCCGAGCTCGCTGGCGCCGTCGATGGACGGCGGGAGCTTTTTCGAGTGAGCGGGCTCGCGCGCGCGGCGATCGTGTCGGAGGCGCGGCGCTGGATCGCGACGCCCTATCGTCATCAGGCGTCGCTCATTCATATCGGTTGCGATTGCCTCGGGCTGGTGCGCGGCGTGTGGCGCGCGCTCGTCGGGCCGGAGCCGGAGGAGGCGCCGCCATATTCGCCAGATTGGGCGGAGGCGGAAGGCGAGGAGAGCTTGGCGCTCGCCGCCCATCGGCATTTTTCGTTTGTCGAGCGAGAGGGATTTCGCTCGGGCGACGTTCTGCTGTTTCGCTTTAAAGCGCATTTGCCGGCGCAGCATCTCGGCATAGCGACGAGTTCCACGCATATGGTCCATGCGCATGGCGGCGCCTGTGTCGCCGAGGCGCCGATCGGAGCATGGCGCAAAAGATTGGTCGGCGCCTTCGCCTTTCCCGGCGTCACAGACTGAGCTCGAGGACGAGATGGCCACTTTGTTGTTGCAGGCGGCCGGCGCAGCGATCGCGCCGGTCGGCTCGATCGTCGGCAATCTCGTCGGCGCCGTCGGCGGCGCGCTCGTCGATGCGGCGCTACAGCCGCGCGGCGCGACGCGCTATGAGGTCGGTCCGCGTCTCAAAGCGATGGACGGCGTCGCCTCCACCGAGGGCGCAGCCATTCCACGCGTCTATGGTCGCGCGCGCATCGGCGGTCAGATGATCTGGGCGACGCGCTTCATCGAGCAGGCCAATGTCTCGTTGGACGGCGGCTCCGGCAATAGCGGCAAGGGCGGGGGCGGTTCGGCGCAGACGATCGGCGTCACATATTCCTATTACGCCAATTTCGCGATCGGGCTGTGCGAGGGGCCGATCGCTTTCGTGAGGCGCATTTTCGCGGATGGAAACGAGCTCGACATGACGAGCCTTCCCATTCGAATCTATTCGGGCGACGAGGAGCAGCTTCCCGATCCGTTGATCGTCGCCAAGGAAGGAGCGGAGAATGCGCCGGCATATCGCGGCCTCGCCTATGTCGTGTTCGAGCAATTGGCGCTGTCGGCTTTCGGCAATCGCATTCCGCAATTCACATTCGAGGTGACACGGCCGGTCGCCGGACTGGGCCAAGAGATTCGCGCGATCGATGTCATTCCGGGCGCGACGGAGGCGGGCTATCAGCCGTCGCTACAGCTGAGCTTTTTTTCGCCCGGAGCGACCAGCGCGGAAAATCGGCATCAGCTGACGGCGGCGAGCGATTGGACCGCATCGATCGACGCGCTGCAGGCGCTCTGTCCCAATCTCGAGAGCGTGGCGCTGGTCGTGGCCTGGTTCGGCGATGATTTGCGCGCGGCTCATTGCTCGATCGCGCCGCGCGTCGATGCGACATTCAAGACGATCGGCGAGTTCGACTATATGTTCGGGCCGTTCTGGCCTGCCGATTGGTCTGTCGCAGAATCGAGTCGCGCGACGGCGCGCCTCGTTTCGCAGATCGACGGACGCGCGGCTTTCGGCGGCACGCCGAGCGACGCATCGGTGCGCGGCGCCATCGCCGATCTTCGCGTGCGAGGCGTCGCGGTCGTTTTTTATCCCTTCTTGATGATGGATGTGGCGCCGGGCAATGTCTTGCCGGACCCGCGAGCGGATGGGATCGGGCAGCCGGCTTTTCCTTGGCGGGGACGCATCACCTGCGATCCGGCGCCGGGACGCGTCGGCTCGGCGGATGGAACGAGCGAAGCGGCGACGCAGGTCGCGGCGTTTTTCGCGCAATATCGCGCGTTCATTCTACATTATGCGGAGCTTTGCGAAGAGGCGGGCGGCGTCGACGCATTTCTCGTCGGCTCGGAGCTGGTGGGGTTGACGCGCATCCGGTCCGCCGCCGGAGTCTATCCGGCGGTCGCCGCGCTGGCGTCGCTCGCCGCGGATGCGAAGGAGCTCCTTCGCAGCGGAACGAAAATCGGCTACGCGGCCGATTGGACGGAATATGGCGCGCATGTTCCCACAACGGGCGAGCTGCGCTTTCCGCTCGATCGGCTCTGGGCGTCGTCGGCGATCGATTTCGTCGGGATCGACGTTTATTGGCCGCTCTCCGATTGGCGCGATGGCGCAGACCATCTCGACGCGCAGATCGCGCGCAATATTTATGACGCCGATTATCTTTCGGCGCGGATTGCGTCTGGCGAGGGATTCGATTGGTTCTACGCGAGCGATGAAGATCGTCTGGCGCAGATTCGCACGCCGATCGTCGATGGGCTCGGCAAGCCATGGACGTTCCGAGAGAAGGATCTCGTCGGCTGGTGGTCCAATTCGCATCACGAGCGCGTCGATGGCGCAGAGCTCGGCGCGCCGACCGCCTGGACGCCGCAGAGCAAGCCGATCTGGATCATCGAGACGGGATGTCCGGCCGTGGATCGCGGCGCCAATGCGCCCAATGTGTTTCCCGACGCGCATTCGTCGGAGGGCGGCTTGCCGTTTTTCTCGCGCGGGGGGCGCGACGATCTCATGCAGGCGCGCTTTGTCGAGGCGATGATCGCGCATTTCGATCCGACGCGCGCGGGCGGCGACGCGCGCAATCCGCTGTCGAATCTTTATGGCGGGCGCATGGTGGATCCGGCGCGCATTCATGTCTGGTGCTGGGATGCGCGGCCGTTTCCGGCCTTTCCCGGCTGTTCCGACATTTGGACGGATTCGGCGAATTGGGAGACCGGACATTGGCTCAATGGGCGCCTCGAAGGTGCGCCGCTCGATCGGCTCATTGCGACGCTCGCCGCGACGATCGCGACCGATGGTCTCGTCGCGGAGCGGCCGGCGATCGACGGTTTCGTCGACGGCTATGTTATCGATAGCGCCATGTCGCCGCGCGAGGCGATCGAGCCGCTCGCGTCATTGTTCGGCTTCGACGCGGTGGTGTCCGGCGGAGCGCTGCGCTTTGTTTCGCACGCGATGAAAAGCGTGCGGGAGATCGGCGACGACGATCTCGTTCCGAGCAAGGATGGAACGCTCATCGAATTGCGGCGCGCGCAGGAGAGCGAGTTGCCGCATGAGATCGCGTTGTCTTTCGGCGATTCGGAATTCGATTATCGCACGGGGCGCGTGCTGTCGCGGCGTCTCGAGGGCTACTCGTCGCGACGCAGCGAAGCGCAGACGGCGGTGATGATCGGGCGGAGCAACGCTCAGAGATTGGCGGATATTTGGTTGCAGGATATTTGGGCGGGGCGGGAGACGGCGCGCTTTTCGGTGCGGCCCGGCCTCGTCGCCCTCGAGGCGGGAGATGTGACCTCGTTGGCGAGGATGCCGGGGCGCCTATGGCAGATCACGCGGATCACCGATGGCGCTGCGCGCGAAATCGAGGCGCGCGCCGTCGATCCCAGCGTCTATGACGTCGGCGAGCGCTTTCTCGGCCGGCGTTCGCTCGCGGCGCCCGCCGTGATCGGGCCGCCGCGCATCATCGTTCTCGATCTCGCGATCGCGAAGGAAGGCGCGAAGGCCTTTTCCTATGTCGCGGCTTTTGCCGATCCTTGGCCGGGCGCGCTGGCCATTCGTCGGAAGATCGGCGCTTCTTTCGAGCCGGTGGGGCTCATCGAGAAGCGTGCGACGATCGGCGAAACGCTGGGTGCGCTCGCCCCCGGTCCGCTCGCGCGCTTCGATCGCGGCGCGAGCGTGACGGTGAAGCTCGCCTCTGGAGCGCTCGCCTCGGTGGACGACGCCGGCGTTTTCGCTCTGCGCTCGGCGATGGCGATCCGCGGAGATGATGGATGCTGGGAGATTTTCGCCTTCACGCGTGCGGAGCTCGTTGCGGCGAGCACCTATCGCTTGTCGCGGCTTCTACGCGGGATCGGCGGCGAAGACGCACTCGCGTCGCGCAGCGTATCGGCGGGGGCGACAGTGGTGCTGCTCGATGATGCGATCACGCCGCTCGCGGTCGATTTCGCGGAAATCGATTCTGCGCGCGTCTATCGGATCGGTCCGGCGGATCGCGATTACAGCGATCCGACCTATGTCGAGCTCGAAGTGACGGCGACGCGCAAATCCGCCTCTCCGTATTCGCCGAGCCATGCTCATGCGAGACGCATGGCGGAAGGCGTGGCGATTGCTTTCACCCGGCGCGGACGCATCGATGCGGACGCTTGGGAGCCGCTCGACATTCCGCTTGGAGAAGAGAGCGAGGCCTATGAGATCGTCGTCGCGCTTCCCGGCGGCGCGCGGCGTTCGCTGAGTGTGACGTGCCCTTCGGCGCTCTATGCGGCGAGCGATGAGCTTGCGGACTTCGGGGCGCCGCAGACGAGCCTCGCTGTGCAGATATTTCAAATCGGCGCGCGTGTCGGACGCGGCTTCCCGCTCGTCGCGACGCTGCCTATCGAGTGACCTCCATGACCGAAACGACTCATCTCGCTCTGCCCTACATCGATGCGGCGCAAGCGCAGAAGCATGTTACTCACAATGAGGCCTTGCAGCTTCTCGACTCGATGACGCAGCTTTCCGTCATCGATCGCCGCGCATCGCCCCCGGCTTCGCCCGAGGAGGGCGATCGACACCTCGTCGTCGCGACTGCGGCGGGTGGATTCGCCGGGAAGGAACAGATGATCGCGGCGCGCCACGCCGGCGCCTGGGTCTTTCTCGCGCCGAAGGCCGGTTGGCGCGCTTATGTCGAAAGCGAAGAGGAGCTGCTTCTCTTCGATGGCTCGTCCTGGATCGACGCCGGGCTCGCGCTGCGCGAGCTCGCAAATCTGTCCCGGCTCGGAGTCGGCGCGACGGCGGATGCGGTGGATCGGCTCGCGGTCAAGACGAATGCGGCTCTCTTGGCGGCGTTGACGGTCGCCGAGGGCGGCGCTGGCGATATGCGCCTCAAGCTGGAAAAAGAGGCGGCGGGCGATACGGTTTCGCAGCTCTATCAATCCAATTGGTCCGGCCGCGCGGAGACCGGGCTCATCGGCGACGATAATTTTCATGTCAAGGTGTCGGCCGACGGGACCATTTGGCGCGAGGCGCTCATCGTCGACCGGACCAGTGGCCGCGTCGCCTTTCCGAGCGGAATGGGAGACGGCGCGCCGGTAGGTTTTCGCAATCGCCTGCGCAACGCCGCATTCGCGATCAACCAGCGCGGCGTCGCCGGAACAGTGACGCTGGCGGCCGGGCAATATGGCCATGACGGCGTGAAAGCCGGCGCCGCTGGCGCGACCTATACATTTTCGTCGAGCGGAATCGACACGAGCCTTTCCATTTCCGCCGGCTCCTTGATCCTGCCGATCGAAGCCGCGCTGATCGAAGGCGGGGCCTTTGCGCTGGCGCATGAAGGAACGTCGCAGGCGCGCGTCTGGCAGGGAAACGGCTTTGCGGGCTCGGGCGCATATGCGGCGGCTTCGCGCGGCGCGCCGCTTCTCGCCTCGGGGCTGATCGCGAATGCGCAGACCAATGTGGAGTTTTCGGGAGGCTCGATCTTGCGGCCGCAATTTGAGCCGGGGGCTCATGCGAGCGATTTCGAACGGCGGCCTTCCGGCGTGGAATTGGCGCTGTGCCAGCGATATTTCACGACGCTGTCGGTCGGCTGGGCCGGGGTCGCGACGGCGATCTACCAGTTTGCGGGCGGTTATATCCCGTTTCCCGTGCATATGCGCGCGACTCCGACCGCGAGCGCGCCGACTGGCGGGGTGGGCTACAATGTCGTCGACGAATTTGTGGACCTCATATCGCAATCGGGGTTCCGATATCTGATTCGCGCGGCGGGCGAGGGTTCTTTCACCAGCGCCAATTCCATCGTCACTTTCAGCGCGGAGATATGAGCGCGATGAGCTATTCGATCGCGATCGACATCAGCGGAGCCGAGCGGCGGGACTTCGTGCGCAGAGACGCCGACGGCGCACGCATCCCCATCGACGCCGACACGGCCGACGGCCGCGTCTATCGGGAATGGCTCGCCATGGGCAATGCGCCGACGCCGCTGCCGGCGCCGACGCTGGCCGAGGCGAAGCGCGAGAAGCGCGCAGCGCTCGCCGAGCGGCGCTGGCGCGCAGAGACGGCGGGAGCGACCGTGCTCGGAATGCGCATGTCGACCGACGAGCGGACGCAGGGAAAGCTCACCGCCGCCGTGGTCGCGAGCGTGCTCGATAATAGTTACGCAGTGAATTGGAAGCTGGCGGATGGAACTTTCGTCACTTTCGATCATGCGACGCTGATCGCCGTCGCGCAGGGCGTGCGCGCGCATGTGCAGAGCTGCTTCGATCGCGAAGCGCAGCTCGTCGTCGCCATAGAGGCGGCGCAAGACATGGCTGCGCTCGCGGCGATCGACATAGATTCGGCCTGTCCCGTCTGACGAGAAGGCGCGCGTCCGGCTGTCATGCAGAAGACAGTTTCGGTTTTCTGATCATCGGGTTCGCGATGCTGCGAGCGGAGTCGTCTTGTTCAGAAGAACGCGACGAGCCCGATGGACGACTCCGTTATTACCGTGAACATCTGGCATAGGATGGAACCATGTTCGTTAGACTTCTGTTAACTTTGGCGACAATCGCTTCTTTGGCGACTGTCGCGCGCGGCGCTCCAGCCATTTACCTGACGTGGTCGCAGATACCGACGACGACGATCTCTAGTGAGATTCAGTCATTCGTCACTGCTGGTTATGCGAGTGTGTTCGATGGCGGCGAGGGTTGCGAATGGACGCGCGCGACGGTTTCCGCTCCTGGCGCTGTTCAATCGGCGGATGGCGCCTATTGGGCGCTATCGCGGGATTCGGCAATCGACATCAAATGTGTCGGCGGATTGAGCACATCATCAAACATCTATTCGGCGCTCATCGCGGCGTCGACGATCGCGAAGTCCGAAAACCCGTCGATCAACAGCTATGGCAAGATCACGCTCAGCGGCAAGCACCCATATTATCAGCTCGGCACGGCTGGATTCACGACAGCCAATGGGCAGTCGATCAGTGGCTGCGATGCCGCGTCGTCGACCATCGAATTTACTCCGGCGTCCGGCACGGCGCTCACGGTGATGGGCGGCGGGAATATCATCGAATGCATGATCCTGACAGCGAAAAATGCGACGAACACTGCGACTGGATTGCAACTCGGGATTGGCGAAAGCGATCAATATGCCGGCGGGCGTCATGTGCGCGATCTGAGTATCTCCGGGTTCGACACGGCCATCGACAGCCGCAGTGGAGGCGCATGGACTCTCGGTCCGGTGAGCATCTACGGATTTGGCTCGGCCGCGGTGAAAATAGATAATCCTAACGCCGACCATGGAGATTGGTCGATCAGCGGTCTCACTGCCTCGTCTAAGTCCGGCGGCCATGGTGCCGGCATAGAGTGGATCGGCTCCGGCGGCGCCAAGATCGGCTTCACGAAGATTATCGGTGGCGATTACGGCTTTCTCAGCCGACCGAGTGGCGGGACTGTCGATCTACAGTTCTTCGGCGACTCGATCGAGGGCGGGAATATTGCTTGTTGGATGTTCGATCGGCAGGGCTCCGGCATCGTCGGCCTCGCCACGATAGTCGGGTCCGAGTGCGCGAATGCTCAGACCGGCATTGATTTTTCGAACGGCGGCGTCGGCTCGTCGCTGGCAATGGGAAATGCATTCAATATTCTCGGGAGCCAGAATATTCATATCGGCCCAGGCGCGAACAATATCGTCGTCGGGCCGAATGTATACGACACGAGCAAGCCCGATATCGTCGACGACAGGGTTGGCTTCGATGATGAGTGGGGCGACTTGCATCGCGCCCAAACGCATCCATTCAACTTTGTGAACGATACCTATGCGACGATGTGGAAGATCGACGAGACGAGCTACCGCGGAGCTCATATAGAAATAGTTTACGAGGGCGTCGTGCAGGGTCTGTCCTCGTTTGTGCGCACGGACAAAATCGACTTGCTCAACGACGGAACGACGATCGTCGCCGATTTTGTCGATAGTAATACGGTCGGCTCCTATATCGACGTAGTTTACGACACATCCACGGCGGCGGGATCGCTAATCGTGAAGCTGCGACGCAATCAGAGCTTCGGCGGCACGCATCTCGCCGGCACGGCGAGCATCGCAATCAAGGGCAAAATGCGTCAATATGTGGCGCAGTGAGCAAAGCGAGAAAGAAATGAAAAGAGCAGCAGAACTAGCACTAGCGCTAGCGGTCACATTCTCGTCCACCACGGCGGGCCTCGCTCAGTCGCCGACGCAATTTTCCAATTCATGTGCGAACGGGATTTGCACGAACACACGCGCGACGACATGGGGCGGCGCCAACGCATTTTCGCAGTCGCCGACCGCGCCGACGCCGTTGACCTCCGATAACTCGACGAAGGTCGCGACGACGGCTTTCTTCGTTGCGCAATTCGGCCAACCGCATACATGGTCGGCGGCGCAGACCTTTAGCGCTGGGGTGAAGACGACGCAGGTGGACTTCACCGGCGCAGGCGCGTCGATTCTCGGCAATCTGTATTATGACGGCAGCTTCAAATATTACGCCAACGGTTTCGGCGCTCAACTCGCTTTCAACAATAGCACGGGGGGAGTCGCGATCTATGCGGCGCCCAGCAACAGCGGCGGCGCTGGCGCGCTGGCTACGCCGGCGCTCATTTTCAACCTGCATCAGACCGGCGCATTGCAACTTCCAACCTACACTACGGCCGGCGTGCTCACCAATGACGCCTCGGGCAATGTGACGACCACGGTTGGCGTAACGGACTCGGGCGCTTCATGCACGATCATCGCCATCACAAAAGGCGTGATCACCGAGGCGTCTTGCGCCAAGTGACATCGACCGGCGCCGACGCCGCGCCGCAGATCGGCGCGACGTCGACCAATCTGTTCGCCTTCCTTGTGCTCGCCTGACATCCCGGCGCGCGTCTCGCGTCCCGAGCTGATCTGCGCTCGGCCGTTCTGACGGTTTCTTTCCCGAAAGGCTCTCCCATATGACGACGATCTCCGCCCCCGCGGCTTCCGCGGGGTCTCTCGACATGGGCGCGATTCAGCGCGCGCTCAACGCAGGCGGCGCGCATCTCGCCGAGGATGGCGAGACCGGCCCGGCGACGCGCTCGGCGATCTATGCAGCCGTGCAGGCCCGCGTCGGCGGCGTCGCGGCGCCGTGGAGCGCCGAGCGCCTGCGCATCGCCTATGAGCAGATCATGCTGCGCGACGCTGGCCTCTATCGCGGCGCCATCGATGGCGTCGCCGGCCCGCAGACGCACGCGGCGCTGGCGCAGTGGAGCGCGCCGGTCGCCGCGTCGCCCGCGGCTCTGCCGCCCTGGCTCGTCGTCGCGCGCTCCTACATCGGGACACATGAAGGCGTCGGCGCGAAGGATAACCCGAAGATCGTCGAACTCTACGCGCTCTCCGGCCATCCGGAAGTCGAGCATGACGCCGTTCCGTGGTGCGCGGCTTTCGTCGGCGCCTGTCTGCGCAAGTCGGGACTACCGTCGACGGGCACGCTCAGGGCGATCGACTACGCCGGGTACGGCGACCGGCTGGCGAGCCCTGTCGTCGGCGCGATCGCGACAAAGAAGCGGGACGGCGGTGGTCACGTGTTCTTCGTGGTCGATTTCGACGAGACCCAAATCTGGGGCCTCGGAGGAAATCAGTCGGATTCAGTCAATGTCGCGCGCTACTCGCGCTCGGTGATCCACTCTGTGACCTGGCCGCACGGCGTCCCGCTGCCGGCGCGGCCTCGAGACGGCGCGTTTCGAAAATGCGCCGTCTCGGCTGGAAGCGAAGCATGAAAGGAGCCGATCGCTCGCGAATATGAATTTTTCGATCTCGTAACCGAGAAAGCTCTCCTGTCGACCGGAAAGGAATAAGGATGAACATTCCCTCCATCTTCGTTCGGATCATCGACCGCGCCATTGAACCGTCCACCTGGGCCGGGACCGGCGTCCTTGCGGCGGTCGTGCATTCGATCGCACCGGGCGCGCTCGGCGATGGCGTTCTGGCGGCGGGGGCGGCGATTTGCGGCCTGATCGCCATCGTCGCGCCCGAGCGCAAGCCGGCATGACGCGCTCGGCGGCGTCGGAGGCTCGGCCTTCGACGCCGCCCACCCGGCGGGAGCGAAGCGGCGTTCACTCGGCGTTCAGCAGGCGCATCGCATAGATTTTGCGGGGAAAAGCGAGAATGCGTCGGATCGTGTCGAAACTATTGGCCTTCATCGTCGCCGTTCTGCCGCCCGCTCTCGCGCCGGCCGCGGATCGGCCCGCATGGCAATGCCTGACCGTCGCCGAGACCCGCCAGCTCATCGCGGATCGGCGGCTCGGCGATCCTTTCGCGCTGATGCAGGCGCAGAGCATTTCCGCCCATGCCGAGCCGATCAATGCGCGTTTGTGCCGCGAGCAGGAGGACCTCGTCTATGAGATCAGCCTGCTGCGCCGCGATGGGCGGGTGATGCGGATTTATCTCGACGCCGCGACCGGCCAGCCCCATGCTGGCCATAAAGAGCGCTGA